ACAAGTTAGACCACAAGGCTGACAAGTAATGCTCACACTCATCAGTACAATCTTCTCGTTTCTTGCTGGTGGTCTGCCCAGGTTCCTAGAGTTCCTCCAAGATCGCGGCGACAAGAAACAAGAGATCGAACTTTTGGGGATGCAGATCCAACGAGAGCTTGAACTACGCAAGCTCGGGTTTGATGCTGAGGCAAAGTTAGAAGAGATTAGAAGCCTTCAGATTGAGATGGAGACGGCTCACCAAGAGTTCCAGGCCCGGCTAGGCGCACAAACAGAAGAACTTAAGAGCATCTATCGGCATGATGTTGACATCGGCGACGGTGCTAGCCAATGGGTCATCAATCTCAGAGCATCCGTTAGGCCTGTAGTTACTTATGGATTTTTCCTGCTGCTGGTACTGATTGATATTGGCATCTTCATTTATGGCGTCAATGTTGGCGCAACGTTCATTGACATTGCCTCGCAGCTCTGGGATGAAAACACCCAGGCGCTATTTGCCTCAATTATTGCGTTCCACTTTGGTGGTCGAGCCTTCAGAAAATGAAGACGTCTGAAGCAGGAATCAGACTAATCAAGAACTTTGAAGGAACGCGGTTCCGGCCTTATCTCTGCGCTGCTAAGGTCTGGACAATTGGTGTAGGACACGTTTTGTATCCTCGGCAACTACGGATGCCGATTGAAGACCGCCCGGGTATAAGTCTGCTACCGGCCCACAATCGAACATTCACCGAGGATGAAGTCAATGCACTGCTTCGCGCTGATCTTGAGTTTTTCGAGTCTGGTGTTTCTAGACTTTGTGGGCGAGACTTGGCACAGTGCTCATTTGATGCTCTGGTTAGCTTCGCTTTCAATTGCGGGCTTGGCACTTTACAACGAAGTGCGCTAAGGCGTAAGCTTCTCAGAAGAGACTATCTAGGCGCGGCTGACGAGTTCTTGAAATACTGCCGAGCAGGAAACAAGATCCTGCCCGGGTTACAACGTAGGCGTATTGCTGAAAGAATGCTTTTTCTGCACCTACACAACGTAAAAAAGACCGATCAAGAATAGGATGGTCATTAGGACCATCAACAAGTTTGCCAAAAATGACAAGGTGCTTTCTACTCGGTTAGAGTAATCGTAGATGTCAATGTAGCAATCGCACTCTCTACCTTGCTTGCAGTTCCCATCACACATTTTTCAGCCTTTCGACGATTAGAGTTGAATAGCCTGCGATATCGTGCCAACTGTCTGCGTAGTCGGCGTCACCGTTGATAATCCTGGCGATCTTGTGACAGATCATTTCCAGGGCCTCCTGCTGGTCTGCTGCAAGCACCTTGTTGCGGTGCCTGAGGTGCATTGAGATCATCAACTTCAGATCCTGTGAGACTTGGGCATGACCCGCGAACTGCCCGTATCGATTACCTCGCTCCTGTAGCGTGTTTTCTACGCTCATCTCGTCCCCTTTGATTGGCGGGGGCGCTCGGCGAACCGAGGCTTACCTGACTACGGCCCCCAAAACTTTTAGATTTGCTGCTTGATAAGCAACTCAAGCACATGATCACGACGGGCCATTACGAACTTGCCAAGATCCTCAATAGACATCAGACCCCGTTCTACACGGTCACAAGCCAACACAATGTCGGTGGCCTCATTCTCCATATCGTCGATCATGTCCTCTTGAGACACCCGATCACGGGCAGACATCCACAGGTCATTGTTGTAATTTTCGTTGGCGTCAACTCGGTCAAGGGCTTTGGTTGAGCAGAACATTTCGGAATCTCCGGTTCGTGTTGCAATGTGCTAATTGTTAGCCAAGTGACACTCGGTGTCAAGATGTTCAACAATAAATTTAGAAATTTGTTGTTTTGCATCCCCGCACCCCTTAGTAACCAGACAGGTGTACTGATGGCCCTCAAGGTACTCAATCCAGTCTGCTTGATCTATGCTGAGAACCCCGCCTTTCTCCCGCTTCATCTCAACCCACAGGCCCCAGGCCGGAATGAAAAGATCCGGCACACCTCGACAGACACCCTCTACTTTGAGCCTGGCTGCGGTTGTGATGGACCGTTGCCCACCGTTCGGGATGGCAAAGATCCGAGTACCTGGGAACGTCTGACGAAACCAGCTAACGAACTCGCGTTGTTCCTCGTGTTCTGTCTTCAAAATGGCACCTCCTCAGTCCATGACGGACATTGGTCCAACGATTCGGCAAAGTCCTTGGGCACCTTCTCTGTAAACAGATTGCACCAATCATGATCGGCGTAGTTGTCGCATGTGTAGCAACACTTCGGCGGGTACAGCTTCTCTTTAACCTTCTCTCTGTACAGCTTGACCACTTGCGGCTCCATCTGTCCTCCATTCGCGGTTGATAACTCGGTAAAACTTGCCTTCTTTCTTGTACTCCACCAAGCTCGGCGGGTTGGCCTTGTTCATAGCCTTAACCATCTCATCAAGATCACTTGCCGACTCAACATCGGCTCCCGCCTGCCTGGCAACTTCCATAAAGTTCCTGATTGCTTTCTGCCCCGCATATCCATCGTGCAGCACAGCAAAATACTCCGTGACTGATGGATCACTCAGCGCAGACGGATAGTACGTGGCTGCAAACATCTCCTTACCTGATGCCTTGCTTTTGTGCTTTCGCCAGATCCAAGACTTAACAGACATCTCAATGCCTTCGATGCCCATAATATCGTCATTCCTAAGCACAAGTTCAGCTTTTTTTGGCTCTGGGAACGGAGCATCGCAAGCCGGACACTTACGTGCGGAAATAGGGCACAGCTCGTTACAAGACTCGCACAGTTTGACTGATGCCTCGCCACTGCCTGATCCTGCTTTCTTCGGCGGCTGCACAGCGGTGATCGGCCCATGTGTAGAAACGACCCCGGCGAAGTCCAGCACCAAACAGTGATCGGTATGGCTCTTTGGACGCATTCCACGACCCGCCATCTGAACGTAAAGACTTGGGCTCATTGTTGGTCGCAGCATCGCAACCAGATCAATATCAGGGTAATCAAAGCCTGTCGTTAACACGTTCGCGTTCGTCAATGCCCTGATTTGCCCCGCTTTGTAGAGCGTCAAAATGCGTTCACGCTCCGCTTTTGGCGTATCCCCTGTCACACACTCCGCAACGATTCCGAAGTCTTGTAGGACATCTCTGACATGCTCCGCATGTTTGACTCCAGCACAGAAAAACAGCCAGGCTTTGCGGTCACCTGCTCTTGCAATCACCTCCTCAACGATCGCCCTGTTCATCTTCTCGTTATCAACAGCGGCTTGCAGCTGGCTTTCAATGTACTCACCACCACGCTTTTGAACGCCAGTCACGTCCAGGCGCTCTGCGGTCACCTTAGATCGAAGTGGGGCCAAGAATTTGCGGCGCACCAATTCGTCAATTGACACCGGCTCCACAAGATCCGAAAAGATTGCGGGCTCATCCGTGATCAATCCATGCCCAAGCCGATAAGGCGTTGCAGTCAATCCGATAACTCGCATGTTCGGATTGATGTCCTTCAACTGCGCCAGTAACGTTCTGTAACCGCCTTCTTCCTTGTGGTTAACCAAATGGCATTCGTCAATGATTACCAGATCCACATGGCCGATCATGCTTGCCTTGTCCCGCACTGATTGGATGCCTGCAAACGTGATCGGCTCACCGAGTTGCCTTCTACCGATGCTCGCGCTATAAATACCCATTGGCGCACCCGGCCAATGGAGACGCATTTTCTCCGCGTTTTGCTCAATCAGCTCCTTGACGTGAGTCAGCATCAGCACCCGGGTTTCAGGCCAGTTCTGCAAAGCATCCTTGCACAGAGCAGCGACGATGTGGCTCTTACCTGAGCCAGTCGGAAGCACAAGACAAGGATTGCCCTCGTGGCCGTTGCGAAGCCACTCATACAGCTGATCAATGGCGCGTTGTTGGTAGTCACGGACCATTACCAGCCCTCCGGAAACATCATCTCCAAAGCATCTGTAACGGCGTCATTGATAACTCTCCAATCTGCTAAATCAATGCCGAGCGGAATCTCAATACTTGCGTATCCTTCGTCAATCGCAGTCAGTTTGAAGACTTGAAGGTTGTCTTCGTCTAGTCCTTCAATCGTGAGGCGTCAATCTGATTTTCATGCTGCCATTTCCTGTGTTTGCTGTGCCCTCGGTTTCAGCTCGCACAATTTAGAGTCCCCTGCAATCATCTG